CTCTGTAACATCTAAAGTATCACAGTTGCATTGTGCATGGTCATTGCATTGCTCACACATTTCATCATCCCCTTTTCAAATCTTTAGTTGTCCAGTGTTTGCAGTTTAATATTTCATATATTGTATTATTCGAAACGTTATAAATTTCCCCAATTTTATAACCGCTTTTGTTTTCTTCGAAATATAATTTAAATATATTATAAACATCTTTTAGTTTAATTTTAGCTCTAGGGTTATTAGAACCTTTTGTAGCTTCACTAATTTTGTTTTTTGTTTCTTCTTTATGTTTTAAACCTGTACGAAATTTTTTTAATTTATCTTTTACCTTTTGTGATCTTTCTCTACCATACATACCATTTAATTTTCCACTTAAACTAACACCATACATGGGATTATCTTCCCCACTTAACGACTCTCCTCCAGGCGTACAATTATATCCAACACCTTTATATGTGTTGTATTTTTCAATCCAATAAATTTCTCTTTCGTCAACTTTATCTTTATTGGTTTCTTCAATAACTTTAATTTCAAAATTTTCTTTGCCATATTTTAATACAGCTTTGTCAATAGCGGTTTTAACATGCCCCGTATTAAAGTGTTGGTATTTTATCCTTCTTTTTAAATTGTTAGTTTGACCTACATATTTTTTATCGTTAATTTTGTTTGTCATTAAATAAATATAATGTTTCCCCATATTATCTACTCCTTAAATAGATTTCCTTATATAATTAAGTGGGAAACAGCAAGGATACTGCTTTCGCTCTGCAGAAGCTATCCCACTATGTAAAACTTTATACCATAGCTCTTGCGAGTCTATGTTCACCTTCGAGAACAATGTAAGGATATGTTGTACTTGACGGTGAATAACCTCGTTTTTCTCCATAGCCCCCAAAATTGAGGAAGGCATTAGTGTTAATAAATAATCTATCCTTCTTTGTTGACTTCTTATTTCTGTAATCAGATAAAAAATAACTTTTTCTAAATGCAGCTGGTACATGAGTGTGTGAATGAATATAAATGTCAGCATCAGTTGTTTCTGCCATTCTTGCTACATAATTCATCTTACCACCTGTGCTTCTCGCACCTCCGTTGCCATGCTTACCATATATAGCATAGCAAGTTTTTCTGCTATCTCTACCTTGGTTTTTACCAAAACTAACAAATAACTTATAAGCTGGATCAGCGTATAAATCCTCTATCCATAACTGCATTGCTACAAACTTCATTATTGATATTCCACTTTCTCGATAAGTTCTATTTTCATGGTTTCCATCGATAATAACTAGTATCTTATCTTTAACTGGTTTCAACAGTTCAACTGTCTTTTCAATAGCTTCCTCTGGTGAAAGTGTTTCTGAATATATATCAGATTTACTATGCTTAATTGCATTGTTAATTATATCTCCATTAACTATTAAATATCTATTATCTTGTGCAGCAACTTCTTCAAAAAATTCTTCCCTCTTTTTCTTAGCATGTTGAGCATCTCCTAAATGTAAATCAGATAACACATATAACCTTATCTGGTTAAAATGTGAAGGTAATTCGTGTGTTATATCCTTCATCTATTTCCCCCTCTCTAAATCTCTAGTTGACCAATGCTTAAGACATATTACATTCCCAATCGTCGTTTTGCCTACATTATACTTTTTAGCTAGTTCTTTTAAAGTTATATTTGTTTCTTTGTATTCTTTGATAATTTTTAAACTTTTCTTTTTATTTAGTTTTGATTTGATATGATTTGATCCTTTCATTCTATTATCTTTTTTATTATATTTTTTAGATTTTGTTGACCAATGTTTGCAATTTATAATTTTATTTATAGTGTATAATGATATTTTATATTTTTTAGCAAAATATTTTTGAAATTTATCGCTGTTGTGATATTCTTTATATATTTTGTTGCCTACTTCTTTTGTTATGTTTTTATTTAAACTTTTACTTATTTTGGATTTAGTCTTTTTAGATACATCATGTCCAGTTTTGCCTTTACTTATATTTATTTTGTGTTTTTCAGAAAGTTTTATTCCTTTTCTTGCTTCACTCAATTTTTTTCTAAACTCATCTGGATGCTTAAACCCAGTTAATGCTTCACTTATTTTACTTTTGGTTTCTTTTGAACATTTATGCCCTTGTAATGATTTGCTTATTTTGTTTTTAGTTTCTTCAGGGAAAGAATATCCATTTAGGCCCTCCCCACCTTCTGTAAGGTTATACCCTTTGCCATTAAAGGTATTATAAAATTTAATCCAATAAATTTCTTTATCTGACAATTCTTTTTGATCGATGTTTCTTTCTATTATTTTAAAATTAAATTCTTTTTTTCCATACTTGTTCCAACTATTTTGTAAGTGTATATTGTGGTGTTTGTTTTTGTTTAATAACTTTTGATGTGTTTTCCATCTTTGCGGTGGATTGGTTGTCATTCCAATGTATTTCTTTCCATTAACTTTATTTTCAATACAATAAATTACACCTGTTTTCAATTTGATTACCTCCTGCATAAGGTAGAGGAAGATGATGCAGCACCTTCCTCATAGTATTTTATTAAAATTAATATAAGTAGGGGCAACCAGTTTGTTACCCCTACTGAAAGGGGGATAAAATGTTTAACTATTTACATAGCTATTCACTCTATACCTTTATTATACAGTATAAACTGTAATTTTGCAAGTTAAACCTATCATGCGTCTATCATATCAAATAAAACATTCAATTTATCAAAAGCAGATGCTTTACTCCTATAAAAACTAGCTTCTTTTTTATCCCATTCCTCCATTTCGATTATTTCATTATCTGGTACACTACCTGGTGTCCACTTACGCAAATAAGGCTCTAATTCCAGATTATACAGCTGTGTAATAATAAATAACTCATCATCATTTAAGGTTATTAACATTTTATCAACAGTATCCACAAAGTTTTTCTTCTGCTGCAAGTTGACTTCTTTATCTTTGAAAATATCATCAAACTTTTCATAAATTGTAATGTAATCACAATAGTTAATATATTGCTTTAATACTTTATCGACTAATTCCTTATCCATCATAACCCCTTCTTCCACATTTTTTCGCATAATTTAATATGTTCTATCGGATCAAGTCTATCCTCACACTTCTCGCAGTCTAAACTATCAACTCTATCATCCTTAACATTGCACCACTCCACCTGATACTTATAGTGAATATTAGCACACCTTTTGTGGCTTGTGATTGATTTGTGGAAGTGGCACAACCCTCCATTGGTGGTTAAGTTGTCGCAACTATCAGCTGTGCATTCTGTATAATTATTCATAGATTATTTCATCAATTGCATTTGGTTTTATAATTGTGGTGATACCTTTAAAATTTTCATCTATTCTTTTACAATAATACTCTTTATGTTTATAATAATCATCAATACCAACACAAAGTATTTTGTATTTGGCTGTGCCATATACAACTTTATCTCCAACTTCCAACTCATCTTTCTTTTTAAGAGGCAATAAATCATGTTCAGCAACTATTTTATTCACTCTTTTCTTTTTACCATAAGGCCCTTCATGGATGTAGCTAATAGCATATTCTTTTTTAAATTTATCCCTTTTTGGTGCAATTCCAAATATTACAGCTTTTTCTCTTGATTTAATAGTTTCACTGTCAAATGATTTATATATAACTTCATCATCAATATTGAATCTGTCAGAGGCACTAAAATTACTTGGGTCAAATTGTTTTCTCCAAACCACAATATAATTGTCTTTTTTATTAATTTCTTCTATAGTACCTTTATCACCTTCTTCAATATCTAAATACATATCAGTATAATTATGCTTAACTGTTTGACCTACATAGCAATCTTCTATTTTCATTATTTTTCCTCCTTTATCTTAATATCAGAAGCTATACCCCAATCAGCTTTCATTTATATCTATTTTAGTTGCACCAATTATTGAATAAACACCAGTTACTAAATATAATATATTTCTAATTATATCGTATTTTATTAATTCACAAAAAGCAACTCCAACTAATGCCACTCCAGCAAAAATTAATAACCAAAAGAATATTAAATTAAATATCCGCTTTTCTTTCATTTAATCTTTCCTCCAATCTATTTATTTTTCCTTCATAATGTTTAGTTATTTCTTCTTCAGCAACTTCGCCGTAGAATTCTACCATTTGTTCAATCATAATTTGCACATCTGCTATTTCTTCATACATAGCATTTGGATTGCCTGTTCTATGCAATTTTGATACAGCTTGTATTAACTCCGCACACTCTTCCATTAACATTATTGATTGAGCGTTAAATCCCCACTTTTGTAATGCTTTATTATATATTTGCTTTCTTTTCATTTTTATCCTCCTTAGCTGCATAAGCTATAATTGAATAACCAGCAATATCTTTGTTAGGATCTTCGTCCATCAAATCACCTTTAGGGTTACTAAATATTCTTGCTTGCTTATCTATTACCCTTGCCTGCCTTGCTATAACATCAATCATTTCTTCTGGTATAGTGTATGTTCCATCATTATTGCTGTAATGTTCTAGAAACACCTTTAATATGCGTTCTGTGTTGTTGATGCTATTTCCATACGCTTGGTTTTTCCTATCGACTAAACTTCCTATTTGAATAGCTATTTTTTCATATTTTCCTTCTTGTTGGTTCATTTATTCCCTCCTCCGATAATTTAACATCTATATCTTCCGCTAAACTAATCGCATAATCATGAATAAACATATTACCAGTTTGGTCTGCAATAAAGCTAGAAACTAAAAACATAAACCTTAATTTAAGTATTGTCATTATTATCCCTCCAATGATGCAAACAAGTATAAGCTATTGCTACCGCATCAGCTTCATCCTTCTGCACATCTTCAATACCATACTTGCTGCATACTAAGTTATTAATATCATCTTTGCTTGCTCTGCCATCGCCTGTAAATACTTTTTTAATATGTGCAGGAGCAAATCCTCCTACTTCAACTTTACCATTCATTAGCATAACTGCTCTGTATATGCCAAGAAAATTAGATGTACTTCTCAAAGTTTTTCTATTTGGACCGTATGGTTTCTCAAAACCAAAGTGTGTAAATTCTTTCTCACATAACTCTTCAAAAAAGTTAATCACATTCATATCTCTTTTAGTGCCAGTTCGCTTAAAAGTTTTGTTGCCACTTTCAACTAATTCATCATTTTCAGAAATTATCGCCCAGCCGCAATGATTACTTCTAGTTATGCCCGGATCAATCGCTAGTATATTAATACAATCACTCCTTAAAGTAATTCAAATTTACTCATAACTTTTATAGTTTCTCCATCATTTTTTGTTTCATCTGTTATTTTTAAAAAACTCTCTCCATCTAATTTATATATTTCTGTACCATCTGGATGTATTTCTTTTTCTATTCTTTGTGCTATATGCCCCAAGCTACTTGTATCTCCTATGTCAATAGCTTCTTGCACGTTTAAAGCCAGATTAGGGTCAACACTTCCTATTGCTAATATTATTTTTTGTTCCTTCTCCTTAATAAATTGTCTTTGCATTTTATAAAAATTTTCATTTATTTCTGATGGATAATCTAACAAATTTGCGGCTGCTTTATTTTTTTCTGCATAAAAATTATTGATTTGTTTCTCTATGCTTGTCATTTTATTCACCCCTTATAATTGAGAAGCAAGGCAATGTCTAACTGCTAGCCTCACAGTACCTCAACTTCTCAGTCGGCTAAAAATATAATAAAAGTTAATTGTTGGCACTTATTCTAATGTCGGTGTTTAATCTAATTAGAAACTATCATCGAAATCATCAAAGCCATCAACTACATCATTTGAGTTTTGTTGAGTATTATTTGGCTTCTGTGAAAAGTTAACCACTTTATCAGCATTAATTTTTAGTTTGCTGCGTTTGTTGCCATCATTATCTTCCCACCTATCCTGCCTTAATTCACCTTTGACTAATACTAAATCACCTTTTCGAGCATTTTTGTTATACTCTGCCTGCTTATAATTTCCTCTATCCCAAATCGTTACATCAATAAAATCTGTTTCATCTCCGTAGCTTCTATTAACTGCAACTGTAACATTAGCAACTCCACTTCCGTTATTAGCATATCTCATTTCTACATCTCTAACTAAATGTCCCAAAATAAATACTTTGTTCATATTTGGCATTTTACCCCTCCATTTTTTTACTAATCTTATTTCCAAATTTAGTATTTTTGCAAATAACTATCTCACTGGACAACTTCCACCGCTTTCACAACTGCTTCCAACATCTCTTTCATCAACACTTAGCTTAATATCAACTTCTTCTTCAAGATTAGCATCACAATGCAAACAATAACCTCTGTGATTAGATGTTAACTTACCACATTTAGGGCAGTTAACCATTTCAATTTCTTTGGACATATTCCACCTCCTTACTAATATTATTTTCATTTTTAGTATATTTGAAAATAACTATAAATCACGCCCCATATTATTTTCCCAAGCTGAGTCTAAAATTTTCTGCATTTCTATTACATCTTTTTTAATTTCAATTAACAATTCCCTTTCTTCTGCATTTGGATGTTTTCCTAATAATTCGTCTATTTTACCTAACGTGTCATATTTTTCTGGTAAACTTATATGTTTTCCTCCCTCTCTGCCCTCTTATCTACCCACATAAAACACATTTCATGCATACCGTCAATTTCTTTTTCATCAGGCTTAATTTCTTGCTTACACTTTTTACATATTTTCATAGCTTCCTCCTTTTCTATTTAATTTTATATTTATCTAAAAAATCAAATATTATAAAACCCGCTTGGATTATAAAAACTATTGCATATATTGAAGTTATTGTCATAATTCCGCCAAATAATAAATCGAACGCCCACTCGTCTAACTTATGTGCATACTTGTTAAAAAATATCCATAAAACAATTAAGCTAATAGTTAGTGAAATCATATTATAACCCCTTTCTAATTTTAAGCAACCATTCAGCAGGTTTGTCAGTTAACTTTCCCATTGTGTCAAAAAACTTAATTATAATTTTAGGTAGATTTTTAGGATACTTTTTATTTTTAATAGCTGCGTATTGGTCTGGATGATCAACTTTTAATTCTTCTTCAATGGAAACTTTAAGCAATTTAATCGCCCCCCTAATTATCTGACATCATTTTTAATTCGCATTGGCCTTCAGCAGTCTTTTCTTTGCGCCCTCCATTTATCCACCATTCCATTACTTCTTCACCGGTTTTCCATTGTGTTTCTTTACCTCTGCGATTTCTTTCTTCTAACATCCTCTCAAATGTTCTAATATAATTTTGATAAAACTTAGGGTATTTGTGTGCTTCAAATTTCATTTGTCGCTTATTGGCAAGCGGGCACATTATACAACCTAATCTATCAAATCCTTCATCATATAATTTACAGTAGTTTAAGTTTTGTTCTTCAATGAAATCCCAAACATCTTTATCCGACCAGTTGATAATCGGGTTAAGATAAAACTTATCACTTTTTCTAGTATCTTGCTCAAAAACACACCTATTTGCTCTATTATTACTTTCGGCTCGTCTGACGCCTGTGACAACTATTTTTCTACCATTGCCGCCTTGTTCTTTTAGCACATCACAACAATATCTAACCATTCTAGTAGGAGGCATTAATTTTCTAGGTATAAGTTCCCACATGGTTTCTTCTGGATGGTGCATTTCTACATCTGGATGTTCATTTCTAATATAATTAACTAACTCTGGAGGATCAACAGTAGTCATATTATAATGAGCATCATATTTAACCTCTGCCATATCGGCAAGCGTTTTTATAACAAGACTATCCTTCCCACCACTAAAAGCTAAATAATAACCTTCATCTATTTGGTGCATTTGCAAAGCAATTACTGATTGTTTAACTTTATCCTCAAATTCCATTCCATCTTCACCAATTTTAGCTCTTTGTAACATTTTAATTCACTTCCCAAGCATCTAATACTTCTTTATTAGAATGATCAAGCTCAAATTTATTTATTCCTTTTTCAAAACTTTCAGCTTTAATTGAAGATTGTCCTTGATATTTACTTTCTTTATCAACATAATAAATTAATATTTCTTTCATTTTCATCACCTCTTACTTAATATTATACAGCACATATTCCAAAAAGTCAAGCTATTTTAATAATTATTTTCTTAAAATTTCAATTTTATTTTTCATTCCCATATCCAGCTCATAACCATCCTCCCAACGAACAATATCTTTGTAGAAATACATCTTGCAGACACCTGTCCCCGATGTTCTTCCTTTCTCCTGTATCATCTCGCCTAATACTCTATTCCCTCTAGTTTTGTTCTGTTTTTCAATAGACTTTTCTTCTAAATAATCCGGTCTGTGCAACAACCATATTTCATCAGCTGTTTCCTCAATTTCACCGCCACCTCTCATATCGCTCATTTGTGGTCGCTTGCCTTCTTTGTGATTACTTCTTGTCAACTGCGAAACTAGAATAATCGGCACATTAAGCTGTAATGCAAGACTTCTAAGGCTTCGACATATACCACCTATTTCTCGCACCATATTAGCTCTCTTGTCATATCCTATATTTTGCAGATAATCTACAACTATCACATCGAGTTGGCCCATATCTTTGTTAATTTTTCTGCAAACAGCTGCGATGTCATCAACATTCATATTTCTTTTTTCGCTGATGAATAAGTTTTTCTCATACTTATCTAATATATTATAAGCATTAGCAATAGCATTTTGTTGAACCTCTGATAACTTTTGAGCCTTGTCATAATCATTAGCAGGCACACAACTTTCGCTAACTATTAAGCGATCAACCACTTCTTTTGCGTCCATTTCAAGCGATATCATAGCTGCTTTGCCACCATTGAATAATATATTTCTCATCACCTTAATCGCAAAAGCTGTCTTACCTACCGACGAGTTAGCTCCTAATACCGTAAGGTGTTTTCGCTTAAGTCCGCCCCACTTGTTGTCTATCTGATACAATCCAGTCTTAACGCTATCATCACCTTCACCTTCTAATCGCTCCACATAGTTGCCATACGCCTTGATTAGAGCATCGCCAAGCAGGTAGTTAGTTTCATCATTATCTAGTTCTGAAGTAACTTTGAATATTAACTCTTGAGCCTTGTGTAGCATTTCTTCTGTTGATATATCATTATCTTTAGTTAATTTGTGTATTTTTTTAATTTTTTCAATTAAATTTCTTTTAGCATAATTTTTGTATAACAATTCAATACTGTCATCAAACTCGTGAAATAAGTCTTTTTCTGGCAGTTCGTCTGCGGTCATTCCTACATCACTAGTTACTAACTTAACTATCGATAAGTTTTCATTATTATTTCTCTGCTTAACTATCCAATTATACACTTCCTTCATTTTGCTGTCAGTAAAATAATTCTTGTTACATTTCTCTATCAAATCATCAGCTAACTCTGGATCGGCTAATGTTGCGGCTATCACATTTTTTTCTAACTCAACTTGATTCAAACCTATTCCCCCTCATAATATTCGCATTCATCTAGATTATAATCAAATCTGCATCTACCTACACTACATATTCTACAAAATTCATCTCTAACATTTTTAGGTTCTTCACCGGTGAATTTTGACCTGTATTCTGTAAATGATCCAAACTCTTTTTTGAAAAAATATAGTGATGGATATTCTATCATTTTTTCTTTAGCAAAATCAACTATACCTTTATAATCTAATATCCCATTTTTAATACACTTTAAAGTTACATAATTTATTTCATCAATATCAAATTTATCATGAAAATTGGTTGATTGTTTTTTAAGTTTATCTTCTCCAAAAACTTCAATTATCATATCATTCCAACTATCATATACTTTGTAGATAGTATGCAGGCTTGGATATTTATCATTATGTGCTGAAAAATCTTGAAATTTTACACTTGAAAAACTATTCATTTCCTTTTTAGCTTTTATAATGGCTTTTGGAATATTATCCTTATTCCATTGCAAGTTATCACCTCCTTTCTAAGTATAGCATAAATTATTTATTTTGTCTAATTGTAAATTCTAATGCTTCTTTAGCGATTAAGTTATAATTATCAGTTATAAATTTATCAATAACTTCTTCATCAACGCCACAATCTTTCAACTTATTAGCCGTTCTTATAATATCTAATTTATAATCATCCCACCACTTATAAAACTCAACATGTACTTCTGGTAATTCCATTTTTATATCCCCCTTTAATTTTCAACTGGATTAATAACTTTATCATTATCAATAATAAATGGCTCACCCTGCTTATAATTGCTATATGTGCCGTGTATTACAAAACCCGCCATATAATTAGCGCCTTTACTTGCATCACTCTGACATATCTTTTTAGCTTCCTCAAGTGGTATATTATCATTGCACAATCGCTTTGAACCTCTAGCACCACGTTTGCTGAAAATAAATACATCATAAGTCTGCTGGTTAAGATATTCTGATATTATTTCTTTATCAAAATTTCCTCTAACATTTGCTATATCTATTTCATCATCAATGTTAAGAAAATTATTCTTAATGGCCCACTTAACCAAAAACCTATCTGGATCATTATAAGTTTCAGCTTCTTTTAAATAAGTTTCAACCTTAGTTTTAGCTAGCAATTTACCACCTCTTTCTAGTAAGCAGTTTATAGTGTTGCTTAGCACTTGCTTGTTATTGATTAGCTTTTTCAATTATAGCTTGCTTCTTTTCTTTATTCTTAATATAACCACCTGTATCTAAACATTTAACTTTATTGCCATTAACCTCAAAATATAATCCATTAAAAAATACTTTACTTTTCATTTTTATTCCCCCTCAATTTATTGCGTTTTCCTCATCTGTTAATACTATTATATATGATAAAACACAACTTGTTAAGGGAATATTATAATTAATTCAAATCTGCATAATAATCTATTTTTTCTTCCATCTGCTTAGGCGAATAACCTTGATCCTCTTTCATTCTAGTTTCCAGCTTAACTGCCTGTTTTCGCAACTTAGTAGCTGACAATATATTCTTATACCAGAAATCATCCTCCTGACACCAATCAATTATCTCCTTAATTTCATCCCAACTATATCCACTATCCCCACCAACTGTGCCTAATCTATGAAGACGGTCCATTGCTAACGACCAACTTTGCATAGTTTTTGCAGAATCTTTAGGAACGGGCTGGTTAGGTATGTTAGACTTAATTTTCTTTTTGAGATACATTGCTAACTGATAAGGTTTGCTGTTTTTATCAAATTTAACTTTATCGTCAGAATCTTTGTTCTGACTAGAAGTGTTAGAGTTGTTATTATTAATACTGTTATTATTAGTACTGTTATTATTAGTACCTTCATTCTCCATTCCTTCATTTTGTGTACCTTTATTTTCTATGCCTTCAATTTGTGGGTATGGTTCTAAAGTGTAAATGTTATTTTGCCACTTCCCCTCTTCCTTGTGTTTGTCAATAGTTATATATCCTTTATCTAGCAACTGTTTTCTATATTTATAGAATCTATTTTCGCTTATTTGCAGGTGATCACACATTAAACTTATTGAAGGAAATGCGGTCTTGCCTGTACCAGTATAACTTGCTAAATAAGCGTATATTCCTTTAGCTTCAATATCTAAATCCTTATCCTGCATAATCTTTTTAGCAATTGTGCCATATCCTTTATCAAATATTCCAGCTAATTTACCAGAATTTTTATCCACCACTTTACCCACTCCTTTTATTCACAATTTTAGCATTACCATGATTAATAACAATAGGATAAGTGCCGCAATTAACACAATAAAAACCATCATCTTTATTGATTATAGATTTATGACCACAATTATCACATTTACATTCTGTTAATGGTATTTCATTAGCTTTTAACACCGCTTCTCTTTGAGCAAAAGTCATATTCTACCTCCTAATATTATAATGACATACTATCCAACTCATTACAACACTTTCTAACCAACTTTTTAATCTGCTTGTAATCCTCTCTACCACCCTTAAAATCCTTAGCTAACTCTATACATTTATCCTCTAATTCATCTGGATATTCAAAGTAAAACTTTAATTCTCGTTTCTGTTGCCCATTTAAGCTGTCTAATAGCCTCTTAATAGCCTTTTTAGCTTTGAGTAAGTGTTTATACCTCCTTTCAGCATGAAGCCTTAAATCAGCTATTTGAATAGCTCTAGCACCTACTGCGTCATAGTTGCTGTTCTGCTGTACATAAATCTTATCATAGTCAATACCTTTCATAATGTCATAATCATCATCAGTGTATTTTTCTTTCCACTTATACTTGTAGTCAACTATTACATTATCAAGTTTGTTACGATAATATAATTTTAGTATTTCTTCTGGATAAAATTCATCAACTACATTCATGGCTGCACCACCCTTATCTGCTCATAATAATCATAAAATTTAGATTCTATTTCCTCTATTCTGTGTTGATCGTCAACTACACACTTTACAAATTTTCGTGGTTTCTTAAGTAAATCGCAAGTTTGCTGGATAGAAAGGTGAGCCATTAACTCACCTCCTTATTTAACTTTTTAATTAATTCTTCAATTTGTGATTTGTCTGTTGATGCTATATGCTTCATACCTTTGTAACCTTCTTGTTTAAGCATTTTCTTAACCTTATCAGCATCATCACTTTCTAACCACTCATTAATAATTGCTATCTGCTTCTTAGTAGCTGTTTTAACCTGCTTATTACTTCGGGATGAGTTATTATTGATACTTTTCCGACTACCCCTGCTGTTACTTCCATCTACATCTTCTTCACTTGCTAATCCAGTTGCAGCAGCTAATGAATATCGTCTAGCATATGTTATACTACTTCCTGCACCTTGCACATCGCTCATAGACTTGCCAGTATCTTTAGGTAATCCTACTGGGCCAAAAGATAACCATTGACCGCTTTCATGAAAGATATTAGTTGTTACCAGTATATTACCTCTTTCATCATAGCCAACCTCTTGGTTGAATGATAAACCTTTACCACTCATAGCTTCCTTAACTACATCTACAACACTATCTAATTTAGCATATTTGTAGCCATAACCTTTGGTGTCTTTGACTGGGTTTACAACTTCCTGCTGAAACTCCATAAATGCTTTCATAACCTCATTAACTTCATTGCTCATTTTCATATTAATTATCCCCTTTCAATTTCATATTAATTGATGTTCTTAGATGATACCTTAATAACTCATCTTCTTCTAACAATAAATAAATTAAATTTTCAACTTGCCGCTCATTCATTCCATAATCATAAGCTAACTCTGATAAGATTAATTCTTTGTTAGTCATATTTAGCATCCTCCATTTTCAAACTCATTTCATTATACAAAAACTCTAATCCTTGAACAGTTGCTAAACTATCCCATATCATTGCTTCTGCTACTTCTTCACATACATGATACCTTTTCATTAATGCGTCAACAACACCTTCTTTATTAACTTCCTTGTCAGCTATTTCTAATTCAAACTTTTCTACACCTTTCATTTGTTCACCTCCTATTAACCATTATATCAACCTAACTGTTATCTGTCAAATAATTTTGATGCCAATTACAATATTCAGCTACATCACAGTAATTTTGACACTTAGTTGGTTCAGCTACTCTGTGTTCAATGTAATCGCCTTTACCTTTTTCCTCCATCCACTTTTCAGCAGCTTCTCTACTATCTAACACTCTGTGCGCTCTCTTTCTACCTTTAGACTTAACAGCAAATGTATCATCATCCTGCCATCTTTGTTTTTTGCTGCAAGGTTCTATCTGATCATCATCTAATAATTCATCTAACCTTAAACTTTCAAACTTATTTTTTATAAATTTGTCAATTTCAATAAAATCTTTCATATTAAACTCAAACTCAACAGTTTGTACAGCGTGTGGTGGATAATCTTTCTTGCGATCAACTTGCGATTTCTTCCAATCCTTGAGAAACATTACAATTTGTCCTCTTTTGCAGTTAAATCCTATTTGATTAAGCATCCAAGCATATATCAATAATTGCTTTCTGTAATCATCATAATCGCCGTATATAGCCTTCCAGACTGATGTAGTCTTATAATCTATCACTGTGTTAGTTTCTCCATTGTATAAGTCAAATAAGCCACTTAATTTGTATCCATCAAATATATCTATTTTAATATATTCCTCTTTCAACTCAATGTCCCGCTCAACCTGTTCCTCTAATATTTTGTGAGTTGCTGTACCAAAAAGCAACCAAACCATATCTGCTACATCTTTCTCAATTTCATCATGGTATCTACGCTTTAATATAGCTTCCTTATTGCCTTTCAACATACTTGTAACACTATATTGCTTATCTTTATATTGGTAGTCTGATTGAGCCATTTCAAGAAATGCTTTAGGTAGATTATATTTGTTAGTTATTTTCAATTTTATCAACCTCCTGTATTTTTAGTCCTGTCCACTCGTCTGGCAAATAATTTTTAGCTATCTCAAATGGATTTTCATTAGTTTGGAAATAAAACACTTCCTGCTTAAAGCTACTTGTGTATATTGCCCTGTAAAGCTTTCTATTAGCCTTGTATTCAGTTTTAAATTGTTCAGTAGCTTCTTGTACCTTTAAGTTAACTTGTGCCTCTATTTGTGCGTTTATATTAGTCTGTAACTTGTTATATAATTCTACACCTGTGCCAATTGATAATCCTACAATTAAAAATATTAGTAATAAACTAATCAGATTTCTTTTCATTTTTATTCTCCTTTAAACTATCTTTCCATGCTTTCCATTGACGCCACATTTCATAGTCTTTCTTTTGTTCTCTTAATTCTTTATCATGTAACCAATCTAAGTTGCTGTGTGGTATCATAATTAACCTCCTAATGCTATTATAATTAATGATAATGTTATCCATATCCCAACAACTGTTAATCCTGCCACAAATAATAGTTTGATATTTAACAATTCTTTTAGCATTTAATCACCACCTTATAGTAAATTGTGCAAACATTCCACCCAAAATTGTTGCTAATACATCTTTCAATTCCACTGTACCATTAGTTTGGCTATCATATATTTCTTTGCTAATCCCAACTACTATAACTGTTATCATCGGCTTTTCAAATTCTATCAAATCGGCTATTGAATAAGTTATAGCCCCTGCGGCAAAGTGTTGATTTTTGTCTTTCTCAAAAGCTAACGTGGGGGTTGTGACCATAATCAATATTAGTGTAATAACTATTATTTTTTTCATCAATACATTTCCTTTACATATTCCAATATGGCATCAAACTCATCATCCACATCTAATATTTGATGCATAGTTTCCTGAAAATCGCAAAACTTTCTTAGATGATATTTGCCAAACTGGTCTTCTTGTAGCTTCACAACTCTTTCATGGCCATCCCAATTTGTAGTTTGCTTTCTAATTTCTCTCATTTTATTTCCTCCTTTTTATAATGATTTTATTTTATTATAGAAATATTCATCATCTTCATCAAATTTGTCAATCGTGCCATTATCTATTTCATCATCTATCAATTGATTAAATTTATTGGAATCTATTATTAGAAATTCAATTTCATTTTCTCTGCCAGCTTCTACAAATAATTCATATCTGTGATTGCCATCTAATATCCAACCATCTTCATCTATAATTACTGGATAATTGCTATTAAAACCTTGTTCTAATATTTCTTGTGATGCTTTGTAATCACTATTCATGTTAGGATCTAATTTAATTTCAACATCTAATTCTTTAAGTTTCATTTTATTTTCCCCCCCTCTCATTACCTTGTAATACCATTATACATGATAAATTAGTGTTTGTCAAGTAAATATGTAAATAAAAATAAAAATCCCTACCAGCTATTAACCAGTAGGGAGGAGGGATAACTATTTATTTTTGTACATTTTTGCTTTGCAGTTCTTTTCCTAATTGTTCTAATATTGTTCCGATCACAGGCTCAAACTCTTCACCTGGTATCTGTTTCTTAACTTCATCAGCAATTCTTGTCCACAATTTGTCATCAATGTCTGTTTCCTCAATAATAGTCTTAATCACCTGTAAAATAATCTCATTCATAAAATTTTCATCTCCTTTTTTAAATATGCTTATTATTAAATTTGTCAACCACATCGGAATTTCATCCCTGTTCAACTCATCACCATATTTGTCCAACATCTCATTAGCCTTTGCAATATTTTCATCAATTGTGGGCTGTTCTGGGGTTAGGTCATCACCTCTGCTTATAGACAGCCCATTCATTTTCCCAACTTTTTCACAGCATCACCACCGATAATTACCACCGCCAGCATTTCAAAAGTTTCAACAGGAATAACATTAAATATTAATAATATGGTTATATAAATTAAAAATGTTAATGCTTCCTGTATTTTATTACTTTCAAAAAATGATAACCAATCATTGAAATGTTTTTTAATCCATTTCATGTTCTATTATCCCAATCTGCCTGCCTGTGCCTCACATCAAGATGAATAAACGTGTTATATAACCCAACGCCTGTAAAACCTATTTGCCTTGCTATACGCTTAATTTCCTCAATTTGGAGCGGTATAGTATGCAATGATATGTCAGCTGCTTTACCATATAGATGTTGACTGTTATCAGCACCTCCTACTTGCTTATTTCTTTCTGGACAACGATAAGCTGAATTAATCACAAGTGGTACGTTCAACCTATCTCGCAACAATTGCAACTTTTCAACTAACTCATCATCAACTCTAACGTGTCTGTGATTAGGATGAGTGCACTCAAATTCACTCAAATTAAAGTTTTTGCTTATTTGAAAATTATTAATTGACACTTAATCACCCTCTTTCATCTTCAATTATTTTTTCCAAGTTATCAATTCTATCATGTGCTTTAGCTGAATTATTTTCTACATTATACATTCTTTCTATTAGTTTGTTGTGCTTATCCTGTTTTTCCTCTATATAACTTAACTTTGTCCACACTATTCCGGCGAAAAACGCTAAGAATATTGCTTGAAATCCTATCTGTAACCAGAATTCTGTTGAGAAGTCCAAAATTATCACCTTTCCACTACGATATAATTTTTAAGCTGTTCTTACCCACATGTAAACTGTGATGTATGGCTGGAGGTTGTTGTGGGGTTGGTCACCACCAGTAGAACTGGTTATATCTGGTTTACCCTGCATGGTTGGTAAATTACTAATATTTATAATATTGGTTGTACCTGCCTGTCCTGACCGAAAATTTATTGGATGATTATGAACAGGCATTTCAGCTTCAGTTAATTGATGATTTTTCTCTCCACCAGTTTCGCCAGCTGTATCAAAATCAGCGTCTGTGCTGTCTTGGCTAACTAATACTCTACCTTGTCCAAATCTTTGCCAGGTGCCAAACCCTAATAATGTTGCTGGATTTGTATTTGTATTAGCATTAATATATATACTACCTACTGGCCACATACTTCCAGTTTTAATATTAGTTATATCATTCTCATTAGTATCAATTTGCCCATCCATTTTGTCTAAATTTGTTGCGTTAACAGGAGTTGATTCTGTCCAACCAATTGGAGTGTATGCCATTATACCACCTCAAATTCGCTTTTTAATGCTTGATACATTGCCCGTCTAATTTTAACCTCATCTGGAAAATTAAATTTCCACTTAACCTCTGCATTTTCAAAAACTATTTCTGTGCCTGCATCAACCTCCATTAGTATCATTGGAGTTGTATCAGTTGTTGCGTCAGCATTATATTCTGTTACATACTGGCTAACCTCTGTGCCATCAATTGTTATACTTCTTGTTGCTCCACCATCTTGTATTCTAACAGTTGCCATCTAATCACCTTCCTTTAATATGCCCAACTATAATCTGAGCGTGATATTTGCAGTGCTTCGGTTTCCTTTTTAATCAAGTCATACGGTTGTTTGTCAATTAATACACCTGTGCCTATTTGCTCTGTTGCTCTAAATCCACCTATCCAGCCAAAGTGTGTTATATTTTCATTAGCACTATTAGGACCAAGATAAGTTAGTGTATCAACTCTATCAGCTGTGTTAACATCCTGTTGTGTGTATTCCTGCCTGCCTAGCTCTGTATCACCGTTAAACCAAGCTATATGTGTTACTCTATGCTGTGGCTCAAAGTTAGGCGTATATGTGCCGTCTGCCTGCCAGGTGCCATCTGCTTTGAGTTGTCTAAATATATTAGGATTTTCAGCATAAGTCCAAGTTTTGCTGAAATCGATAGGAATGATTAATATTTCAGTTTCACCTATTCCTTCGCTGACTACTAATTCAGCACGCTTAGTTAATTCCATGAAAAATTCTTCCCACGTGCGGTGTTTCGGGCCTTTTACTGCTGAAATATCATAGAATATCTGGCCATTTTCATCAAAAGTAGATGTTTTTGTTATTAGTAATTTTTCACCATCTGCTATATCCATTGCATCGAGGTTTCTAACTGTGATTAGTTGTCCAGCTTTTAATCCACTTCTTCTAGTTTGAAACTTCAACTCTTTGCTGTCCACACCGTACTTTTGTATTTTCTTATTTCCTATTTCTATTGCAGCTTCTCTACCTTCAACATTCCCAACTGTTATCGCATCTTCAACTATTCCACTTGTGCCATCAATGTCAGCTTGTTTGCTTATCAGATTAGGGTTATAAGTTTGTGCTACAATCTTAAACTGCCCAATAAATGTACATCTAACTCTATCATTGCTGGTTAATCTACTTTCAGCGTTATCGTGTGTGATAATATCAGACTCTTTCTCCCAATACCATTGGAAACCATCATCAACACCTTTTCTACCAACAGTTTGAGTCTGCCAAGCACCACCATTAATTGATATTTCAATAGTCGGCTCCTCTGCTATTGGAAAACTAACAGGGAAAGCTTTTTTATCACCATCTCCACGCTCAACATCAACCTGCTTCTCTGTGATACCAATTGGGCCTTTGACTAGTTGCTGGTTGCGATATAGTGGATTGCCTGTTTTAGTTGTAGGAAGTCCTCGTATATACTGTGGCTCTAACTCCCAATCAGCAGGCTCACTATCACGGCTTTTGAAATGCAACACTTTATCAGAGTCTATTTTCCACCAAAAGTTCATCTTATCTGCTACAGATGAAATTAATTGTTCTGTTGGCACAAAGTTAGCTCTAGTTTCTAATATTTCTGTGCCATCTTCAATAGTTGCGCCACCACTTATGATACTAATATTAATTTCATCAAAAGTTGGTGTTATACTTTCATCTGTTGTGCTAAGTGTTGTTTTATACTGCAAAGTTTTGTACATCAAATCAGTCGGCAAATTAGGTATCGGTTGTCCATTAATTGCTGTCTGCCAAGTTGTACCATTATCTAAGCTAGTTTCAACTGTGATAGAAGTATTAGTTGGTGTAGTTTCCTGCCAGCTTATTGTGCTACCTCCATCTTCAACAGCAGGTGATAAGTCAAAAGGTTCACTTATGCGATAACCAGTTGTTTCATAAGCTGATACTACCTCTACTTCTAAACTCTCTAATCTAGGCGTAACAGTTGTATCAGTAGTTGACAGTACCTGTCTCACATCAAGAGTAGTCGGATTAGCAGGTAGGTTAGGTATAGCACCACCATTAGTGCAGGTATCCCAAGTTGTGCCACCATCAACACTAGTTTCGATTGTAATAGTCTGTGAGTTAAGTGTTTCCTGCCAGCTTATACTGCTACTTTCAACATTTCCTGTTGCTGATAGGTCAAGTTGTGGTGATTGGCGTGTTCCTGTGCCATCTAAATTCCAACTGATGTAATTATCAGTCCAAGTTGCACCATTTATTGTTCCATCATTATTTCCTGCACTATCTGTTAATGTTGTGCCACTACCTTCGTTCATTTTGTAGTAAGCGACAAGCCCTGTTTCAGAGCCTGTTAGTTCTTTGTTCATATTGTTTTGTATTTCAGTTTGTGTTCTAGCTATGTTCCAAATTCTTACTTCATCTAATTTTATATTTGTATAATTTTTAAGACTTTGACTTGCACCTAAATTGGTTCTTTTGGCGGGGTCAGAAACTTTATAACTAGGCGTGTTTTCTATATCGACAACACTATTAATATATATTTTTTGATTATTGGTTCCATTTTCTTTAGAATACGCAATATGATATTTTTGCCCACTATTTATAGCAGTAGAAGTTATAATATCTAGATTACCTCCGCTACCACTTTTAAAGGTTAAAGTGCCTGTGTTAGATAAAAAACATTGAAAACCATCAATATCTACACCCCAAAGATTGTCTATTATAGCTTTATTAGATGAAGGATAAGAAATTATATAAATGTAAAATTCTAAAGTAATTTTATCACTAAATCCAGAAATTAAACCTAAATCTACATAATCATCAACCCCATCAAACTCCAAAGCAGGATTATTCTCCAACTCCAACCCATCATTAACTGCCACTACATCAGTCAGAGTGCCTGTTGAGAAATCTGCTGTTGTAGTTTCAATGTCAGTTACATCAGAGCCGGTTTTATCTAATCTCAAACTATCATTTTCAGCAACTACATTTGATAATGTGCCAGTTGAGAAATCTGCAGTTGTAGTTTCGACAAAGTTTAAATCTTCACTGTAATATACACCTTCTTCAACTAGTTTTTGGTCAACTATATCTTTGATTATATCTCCTGCTAATTTATTCCTTGCTGCATAGCTTATACGCCTTTTGTCAGCTAGATAATGCATATCAATACAAACTATATCGTGCATATATGCGTTAGCTTGCCTGCTTGATAAGGGGTACTTATCGCTAGTTTCAAGGAAACCTGCAAATATTTGCTCATCATTATTCTTGTCATCTATTATTGTAACAGGTTGACCTTTTTTGAAAGTATATTCATTTTGTTTGTCTGGGATAGAAAATGAACAGGTGGCTCTTTGCTCAATCTCATCTTCTGCTGAAAAAGTGTTAGTTTTGATGTTGTAAGTTGTGTTACTAATTATTGCTCTCATTTGCCACCTCCTTTAAAGTGTCGCATTATCTTACTATTGTTGCACTTCTATATATTCTGTAGCATTATTATCACCAAAGTATGGTTCATCAGTATTACATATTTTTTTATGCGAATTCATATTATTCAAAGTTTCTTCAACTTCACCGACGAAAACAGCACCACATATATTGCATATTCTTTTCATTTTACACCATCCTCCAGATTACTAGTTCAACGATATTGAAATCATAATTACCTGTTGTTTCTTTCAAACGTATATCTATTCCAGGCGAATTAAAATTAATTTCTCGACTTACAGGTGAATTGTATAAATTACCTGATAACCCTGTTACAATTTCTTGTTGTTCGCTTTTAAATTGGTTAGTACCAAAATCTTTTGCTTTTGAACATACAACAATATCCAATTTTCCAGAGTTAGAAGCAGGTAATTTAACCCAAATTCCATAAGCTCGACAAGGTTTAATTTCTTGCCAATATACGGATGTAGAACCTTGCGAAACTGTTATATCGCTATCGATGGTAATTAATTCATTACTCCCTTTTTGCGACACATTGATAGTATCATCTGTAGGGTTTTGTGAGTTAAGCAAAGTATCCATTTTTGTTTCAAGATTACTTAGCCTTGTGTCAAGAGTTGTTTCAGTTGCAAAATCCTTTGCTATAAGCGTGTCTAGTTTTGTTGCTAATTGCTCATCGATTACGTATTGCTTACCATCTACATTTACTTCAAATGGCTGAAAATCACCGTTTGCGTCTTTGCCATAGTTAACTATATCTAATCCATATTCACCTGTGATTATTTCTGTTATAAAATCATTTAATGTTGGCATTATACCACCTCGCTTGATTTATTCGTGTTAATAGATAGCAAACCCTTAACAGGTAAGTATCTATTACTCTCAACATCTTCTAATAATAATTCAAACTCATATTTCCCACCGCTAATATCTGTATCTGTATTATCTAATTCCATCTCAATTTTACCATTAACTGCATCCGTAACATCTATACCATCAGCAGTAGTTTTCTCAATTACAACTGTATTATCATCCCAAAATCGCCAAGTTAAAGACACGTTTGTTAAGTCTATTACTCCATCTTCATCAGATAGAGTAGCTTGTATTAACTTATCTGTTTTCTGATCTACACTTATATTCATATTGTATCAACCTTCTCTACAAATATATTAATTTGCTGTTTCTTATTGATAGCGAAATTAAACTCATTTCTGCTAATTGCTAATTTGATAGCTTGTATGCCAAATAGATAATCCCAAAAACTTTGAAAAGTATCAAAGGTGGTATCTAATTCTAATGTGTGATTAATATCTACTGTATCGTCTAAGTTATAAGTTATTCCTCTCGGATATATCATTAGAATCTAGCACCACCTTTTATTCTGATATCGTCAACTAGAGGCTGTTTCACGGCTTGTGCGATGGTTTTTCCATCTAAGTTAACACTTATATTAGCTGTGCTGTATCCTCCACCACTAGAGCTTGTGTTTGAGCCTATAGGGGATACTGTTTCGCCTGCTTGCGCTAAGATTAAGCGTTCTTGCCCGATTGGGCCGGGTACTGTACCACCGTTGTGGAAAATACCACCAAAGAAATCACCGACACTTAGAAGTCCGCCTCCACCGCCACCTGTAATGTATCCGAATACTTTTGAGGCAGCCATTTCAGCTAACTTATCCATAACTTTATCAATTATGCTAGACCACATATCACCAAATGCTTCAGTAACACTTTTTGTACCTTTGAAAATTGACGCAAATGTATTAGCAAATCCATCTTTAATAAAGCTAAACCTTTGATTAAACCTCTCAATAGATTTTTGATTATTTTCTGCTTCTAAAGCGTCTATTTTATTATTATAAAATTGTTCAATAGCCCAAGTCGCAGCGTTCTTTTCTTCTGCTTCAGCGATTGCTTTTTCTTTCTTTTTAATTAACATTTCCATTTCAGTTGCATTTTGTTCAAATAAACGTTGTCCCCACATTTTATTAAATTCTATTCTTTCTTCGTGTTTAGCACGTCTAATTTCAGACTTTCTATTTTGTATTTTAATCCATTTTGCTAATTGTTCAGCATTCATTTCTGATATATAGTCAGCTTGTGCTTGCATAGCTTCTTCAGTTGGTGACATTAAATCAATGCTATTTAAGTTGCCGTTAAATTGTCTGGCAAAAGCTTCTCCACCTTTTTTACCTTGTTCTTCACTTTTTTGCACAAAACCTTCAAATATTGTTCCTGTTTGAGTGAAGTCGCTAGAACCAGTATCGGTAGACTCTTCGCTGTCGCCACCTGTGTCAATTCCGTCTCCTAAATTTTTTTTAACTTTATTTCCTTCGGCATTAATTTCTGAAAATGCTTTAACACCTTTTCTCCTTAATTCATCTAAAGATTGAGAATATTCAGTTGTAGCATTGTTGTTTGTGACAATCGTTTCATATAAAGTTTTGCCAGCATCATAAGTATTCATAAAACCATCAACTGCATTGCTCCCAAAATCAGTAACGCTTTCTTTTAAGTTGCTAAACCCTTTTTCCATATCTAAAGTATTTTTCTTTATTTTGATATTTAATTTATCTTGATCACTTTCCATTTTGTTAATTGCTTCTTCAGAGCTATCTGCAATATTTTTAAACATATCACCGACACCGGGTAAACCTTCTAATCTTCTAGCTTGCGATAAAATTTTATCTATTGCTTTAGCAAAAAATAAACTCATTCCAATTGTGCCTTTACCTATTTGAGCAACCACAATATCTAATGAATCTTTAATTATTCCAAAAGAATCGGCTAATATGATTACTGCATCTACTCCAGCAGTCATATAAGTTTTTAATGCTTGATAAAATATATCTATTGCCTCTTTAGCATAACTTATATTTTCTGTAACAAAATCTAATCTTTCACCTAAACCTTCTATTTTTTCAATTACATTTGGCATATTTTCAACAAGATATTTAACTAACTTATCAAATGTAGGAGATAATTCTTCACCTACTTTCTCTCTAACTACTTCTATCGCAGAGCCTAATCGCTCTTGCCAAGTTGCTGAAGTGTCCATCATTGTGTTAAAAGCGTCATCAGTTGCACCTGCTCTATCCTGCATTTCATCTAAGTTTTCCGCAAATGTTTCAGCACCACTACCAGTTAAGGTTAATGCCGCTTGTCCACCTCTAATATTTTGGAATAAGTTTTGTACTTTAGTATTGCTATCCTCTGCTGCTTGTTCCATTAATACCATAGCTTCTTGCAGGTTTCCGCCATTCTCAATAAACTCTGTAAATGCTACACCCGCTACATCTTTAAATACATCATAAGCGTTAGTACCTTCTTTTGACAACTCGTTCATAGCTTGTCTAAGTTGAGTAGTCGCTTCTGTTGTTGGTACACCTTGAGCAGTCATTGTTGCTAACGCTGCACCTACATCTTCAAAATTAACTCCAACCGCTGCTGCAATTGGTGCTACATCAGATAGACTAGAACCTAATTCATCCATTGTAGTTTTACCAGTTTTTACAGTAGTAAATAATATATCTGATACATCTTCAGCATCGCCCACTTCTTTACCATAAGCATTAATAACAGTTGTTAATCCATCTACTGCTGTGTTTAAATCAGTAACTCCACCTCTAGCAGCTTTTTGTGCTGTTTTAAGAAACTCAAATACATTATCTTCTGGGACACCTGCTGAAATAGCATCATACAAAGCTGGTACTGTTTCGTCAGTAGTTGTACCCATTTCCATTTTGAATTCCTGCATATCGTCTATCATTTTCTCTTTAGCATCACTTGAAGCATTAGGTAACAATGTAAATACTTCTGACATTTGTTTTTCCATGCCAGTAAATTGTTTAATGCCATCTGCTGCAACTGCTGCTAATGCTGCACCTGCTGCCGCTGCTCCCGCCACTGCCGCTGTACCGATACCGCCGAGCATTTTTGAAAACTTGCCAGTGTCTTTTTTAGCTGATGACATATCTTTTTTAAATTTTCTTGTATCTAGTTCTAACGTTTCATATAACTCTGCTACTTTTACGGCCATGTTTCACCTACTTTCTATAACATACTTAACAATTTGCCTTCTTCATCTTCTACTGGTTTTTCCCCATCAGCTCTGATTGACCTTGCAAGAGCGGAATCGGCTGACAATGACTTGAGTAAAACATTAAATTTCCTCCAAGTTAAATTATCGGCTTCATCTATTAAATCTATTCTGTACTCTCGCAAAAAATCAGCTTCTATGAATCCCCATTTTTCTGCGATGGAGAAGGTTGAGCGTTTTTTGTATCATCCTGTTCATCATCTTTGCCATTATATTTATTCCACAGTTCTGTAATTAGCCATTCTGACTCTTCTACTGTCATTCCTTTTTCAATTAAGTTGTCAAATTGTTCTTCACCTATCATTGCCTGCAAACTTTTCTTAACCTGCTTAGCTGGCAATTCTTCAACTCCGCCTTCTTCCTGCATTTCTATAATATTCAATACACTGGAAAGAGGAGGGGAAGGTAAAAGTTCTATATCTTCCCCGAATGCCTTAATTATAATACCTTCTTTTTTTCTCTCTTTTCTAAACTGATCAAAATCTATTGTTTTGCTCATAATCTATCCCTCCAGATATTTTTATAACTTTAGTGCAGCAACTGTTACGCTTGTTACTGCATCATAATCTACGCTTACATTTCCATCGGCATCATTAAACCAATCCTGCGAAAATGGGCCAATTATCTTTTCATCACTCGCTGGTACTGTAACAGTTGGATTACTTAATGTAATATCTATACCACCTATTGTTATTGTCTTTTGTATATTAAGTGTTACATCGTGTGAAGATGCATCTCCATTCTTTACATATAATAATGTTTTACCATTGTTAACAAAACTATCACCTGCAACATCTGCTGCTGAAAATGAAGGTGTTAA